GCTCTCTTTTTATGTGCGCGAAATTACGAGTTAGGCCTAGACCTGGAGGTTTTGCGAATGCCAGCAGGCAGACCCCCAAAACCAGCCGAGATCAAGCGCGCCACCGGAAACCCTGGTCGCCGCCCACTCCCTGAACTTTCCGTCGTGACTCCCCTGCCTATGGCTCACAAGATTCCCGAGCCTCCAGCAAGCCTGCAAGCCGAGGGCATCAAGCTTTGGAATACAGCATGGGATGCCGCGATCACTTGGCTCTCGCCAGCCTCGGATTTCCGAGCGATTGAAAACGCCGCGCATCTTGCCGATGACCTTGCAGCAGCTCGCGCAAAGTATCGTGCTACCCTTGAAGCGGCAGATGGGCGACTGCTAGTTCATCTCAACAAATCTTTCGTTGACGCATTGTCGGCGCTTGGGTTTGATCCAGTTTCACGCACTCGCCTTGGCGTGGCCGAAGTGAAAAGGGTGTCTGCTCTTGACGAACTCCTCGCAAAGAGGCAAGCAAAACAAAATTGAAGGCTGGCCTCCTCGGTGGCTGACCGAAGTTCCGCAAGCAGATTTGAAACGCTCTCGCGGTGACGACATCGTTGATTTTGCTGAAGCCCTCTGCAAAATAACAAAAGACTCAATCGCTGGCGCTGCTGGCGAACCTCTCGAATTCCGAGGCTGGCAACGAGAACTTACTCGCCAGCTCTTCGCGGTCAAACCCGATGGAACTTTCCGACACAAGGTCGCCTTGATCGGTCTTCCTCGTAAGAATGGAAAGTCTGCATGGCTTTCAGCGGTTGCTCTTGAATCTTTGGTTCTCGGTGCAACTGGCGGTGAAGTGTATTCATGCGCTGCTGAAAAAGAACAAGCAAAAATTGTTTTCGGAACTGCCAAGCGCATGGTCGAAATGCACCCTGAACTTTCCGAACTCTTAGATGTATATAAAGATGCGATATACAATCCGAAGACTGGAAGCGTTTATCGCGCCCTATCATCAGAAGCCTTCTCCAAAGAAGGTCTATCGCCAACTTTCATCGCCTTCGATGAGTTACACGCACAACCTAATCGCGAACTCTTCGATGTTATGTCACTCGCCATGGGCGCTCGCGTAGAGCCAATGCTCGTTGCGATTACAACTGCTGGAGTCAAAACAGATACAAGCGGCAAGGATTCAATCTGCTATTCGCTCTATGAGTATGGCAAGCGCGTTGCCAGCGGCGAAGTTGACGATCCTTCATTCTTCTTTTCATGGTGGGAGCCAACTCTTCCGGATGCTGACTACCGGAACGAAAGAGTGTGGCGCGAAGCCAACCCAGGCTTTGACGACATTGTTGCCTCGGGCGATTTCAGTTCCGCAATCTTGAGAACTCCCGAAGCGGAATTCAAGACTAAGCGTTTGAACATTTGGACTTCAACATCTGATGCGTGGCTTCCTCATGGAAGTTGGGATTCACTCGCTGACGATCATCCGATCCAAGATGGCGCTCAGGTTGTCCTCGGCTTTGACGGTTCCTTCAACGGCGACTGCACCGCAATCGTTGCAATCGAAGTTGGCGAGAATCCTCACATCATGCCAGTTCAGGTTTGGGAAAAACCCGAAGAGGCTGACGCTTCTTGGCAGGTTCCTGTTCTTGAAGTTGAAGAAGCAATCCGAAACGCTTGCAAGAGATGGCAAGTTGTTGAGATCGCTTGCGACCCTTACCGATGGGCAAGAACTTTCCAAATCCTTGACGATGAAGGTCTGCCAGTTGTTACCTTTCCGCAGACTGCATCTCGTATGACTCCAGCGACGACTCGCTTCTTTGAGGCAGTTGTCAATCAGCAAATAACTCACAACGGCGATCCGCGCCTCTCTCGCCACATCGCGAACGCAACACTTCGAGTCGATCAGCGCGGTTCGCGGTTGGCAAAAGAGAAACGCGGTTCATCGCGCCGAATTGACTTGGCAGTTGCTTCAGTCATGGCATTGGAACGCGCCTCATGGTGGCATTCACAAGGTGGGAACATCCCACAAATTTTCGATCCTTGGTCGATGACAGATCAGCAGGAGGTTCCTAGTGTTTGGGATAATCACGACGGTAATTGAAACCATCGGCGCACTTCTTATCGCAACAGGTGTCGGATTATGTTTCGGTCTTGGCGCTGGTCTCATCGCAGCAGGTGTCTTGGCAATCGCAGGAAGTTTTCTTGCAACTAGAGCAATGGAGGGAGTAGCTGAATGAGTATTTTCACTCGAGGCTCAACAGTCGGCCGCTACCCACAGTTCAATAACTATGTTTCCCCACTAAGCCAACTCTACGGTCAGACTTCGATGACCTCGGCTGCTGGCGAGCGCATCGATGAATGGACTTCTCTCGGAGTCTCAGTTGTCCTTGGTTGCGTCAGCCTCTTAGCAGATTCCGTTGCCTCAATGCCACTTCGCGCGTATAGCATCAGCAAAGATGGTCAGCGCGTTATGCGCCCACTTCCGGATGTTCTTGCCGATCCCGATCCTGAGTCAAACACATACGAATTGATTCATCAGATCATGGCTTCTCTTGCTTTGCATGGAAATGCTTATGTCAAGATTGACCGCGATCGTTCAGGAAATATGATCGGCCTCGTTCCATTGCATCCTTATCAGATGCAGGTTCTTCCAACTGGAGACATGACAGGTCGCCGCTATCTTCACCTCGGCAACGAGATGAATCGCGAGGATATGCTTCACCTTCGCTGGTTCACTCCCCCACAATCTTTGGTGGGCATCTCACCACTCAATCAGAGCCGCAACCTTGTTGGTCTTGCAATCGCAATGGATCGCCACTTGGCGCAGTTCTACGGCGAGGGTGCAACTCCTTCATCGATCTTGATGACAGATCAGAAGCTCACACTCGATCAGGCTCGCATTATTCAAGGCACATGGGAAGCAACCCACAAGCGCCACCGTCGCCCTGCCGTTCTCTCTGATGGCTTGAAGTGGCAACCAATCACCACATCGGCTGCCGATCAGCAAATGATTCAAACTCGCGAACAGATCATCCGCGACATCTCTCGTATCTTCCGCGTTCCATCACACTTGATCGGCGCGATGGGCGACAATCAGACTTATCAGAATGTTGAACAAGCATCACTCAACTTCTTGACTCACACGATCGCTCCTTGGATTCGTCGCCTTGAAACCGCGATCTCGACAATCCTTGATCCAGGCGATGATGTTGCCTTTGATACTTCAACACTCCTTCGCACCGACGCACTTACACGCGCCAAGGTCAATGAGTTGAATATCAAGATGGGCGCTCGCTCGCCAAACGAAGTTCGCCAAATCGAAGGCATGGAACCTTATGTCGGTGGAGATGTCTTCAATCAGGCAATTCAAGGAACCCTCACCGCAGGCGGCGATCTTCCTTCTCTCGGTGTTGATGCTGATCCTTCAGCGCCAACGATGGGAGTTCTTGAATAATGCAACACATTCTTATGGTGCTATTGGCCAAGATCAATGAAATAGCAGCATGGTGGAATTCTTTCGCCCTTCAACTATTGAAATTGATCAGAGGTGGCAAGTAATGGCTGAAACTTATCGACCACCCAAGGGGGTTCAGGATGAAGCGAAAAGAGCTTTGGCTTGGATTGCTGACGGTCACGCTGGTAATGGCTTTACATCGGTGGGCAAAAAAAGAGCAGAAGACTTGGCTCGAGGATCGGCACTAAGCGCACAAACAGTTTTGAGAATGTATTCATTCTTCAAGAGACATGAAGTTGACAAGCAAGCGCAAGGATTCAATTCGGGTGAAGATGGTTTCCCATCACCGGGTCGAGTCGCATGGTCTGCATGGGGTGGCGATGCTGGATTTTCTTGGTCAACAAAAATTCGCAATCAAATATCAAAGAGCGCTCGTGCGCTTTCCTTGATGGCATCCGAGGAGGGTGACATGGCAGACATGAATCAAGTTCCTGATCTCAATGAGGAACTGACTGAACTTCTTTCAGATGTCGTGAGTTTCTACTTCCGCGCTCATGGAGCGCATTGGAATGTGGTCGGAGCAGACTTCAGCGAATATCACAAGCTCTTCCAAAAGATTTATGAAGATGTCTATGAGTCAATCGATCCAATCGCTGAAAACCTTCGCAAGTTAGGTTCTAAGGCTCCATTCACACTCACAGACTTCTTATCAACTCGCACCATCGATGATGCTCCAGCAGTATCACAAGACCCACGCGCCTTGGCGATGGATTTGCTTCAGGCAAATGATCCACTCCTTGACGAGCTTTCAGATGCCTTCGATTGCGCCACTAACTATGGTCAGCAAGGTGTCGCCAACTTCCTCGCAGGTCGTATCGACCAGCACCAATTCTGGAAGTGGCAACTAACTGCCTCTCTCGGCCTTGAGGTTACTCAGCCTTCACCCGATCCAGTCGATGCTCAGGGTGTCGATGAAGATGATGTTCAAGAAGAGACTGATGGCGCTTATATGCCTATGTCAATCATGGGTCGCTCTGAAGATTCTGATGAACTAGAAGATCGCGCCGCTGCTCATCGTTTGGGTGAAGGAACTTTCGTTTCTTGGAACACTTCAAATGGTCGCGCTCGCGGAAAGATTGAGAAGGTCATCACAAAGGGTCAGGCAACCTCATCAGATGGTTTCAATATCGAAGCCACTCCCGATCAACCAGCCTACTCAGTTCGCATTTATCACGAGCAGGGAAATGGTTGGATTCCAACCGACACAGTAGTTGTTCATCGTGGGGATTACCTAACCATCACTAGCGCTCTCGCAGCGCCTCGTTCGGAGGATACATCTATGATTGAAGAGCGCAAGACTGCAATCCGTACCGCAGAGCGCATCACAATGGCTGCCGAAGTTCGCGCTATTGCAACCGAAGATGGTTCATTGAAGATCGGTGGCTACGCCGCAACTTTCAACAATGAAGCAACTGGTCTCAACTTCCGAGAAGTCATCGCACCGGGAGCCTTCAAGCGCACCCTCGCAACTGACAACCCAATCTTCCTTCTCATCAACCACGACACAGAATCTCTTCCATTGGCATCAACACAGTCAGGAACAATGAGCCTTCGCGAAGATCAAACTGGTCTTTATATGGAGGCAACCCTTGATCCTAAGAATCCTCGCGCTGCTGAACTTGCATCAGCACTCGAGCGCGGAGATGTTGACAAGATGTCATTCGCTTTCACCGTTGCATCCGGTGGAGAAGATCGCTCGGAAGGTCTTCGCACACTTACCGATCTCGATCTTTTCGAGGTCTCAGTTGTGACATGGCCTGCCTACGACGCAACAAGCGTCGGAATGCGTTCCGCAGATAACGAAGATTTGAACCTTCGCAAGCGCAAGTTGGCGCTCAAGTTCAAACAGTATTCGCTGACAAAATAGTCAAGCGATTGCCCTCGGCGCTTCTGCCCCGACGGTTCCAATTCATCCAATCCTGAGAGGAGACATCATGTCTCTAATATCAAAGCTCACGGAAACTCGCGATGGCCTAGTTGCAGAAGTAGAAGCGGCACTCGCTTCTGAAGATGTAACTGCTGAAGCCCTCGACGCAGTAACCGATAAGCAAGCAGAAATCGAGAAGGTTGACGAGCGCATCGCTACCGTAAAGGCAGCAGAGGCTCGCTCAGCAGCACTCGCAGAATCACGCAAGGAAGCTGGAGTCAAGACTTTCGGTGGCGCAGTTGTCACAAAGGAAGCAATGACCTATGACCGCGATGGAAAGAACTCTTTCGTTCGCGACATGATCGGCGCACAGCTTCGCAACGATCGCGCTTCATGGGAGCGCCTCAACCGTCACCAGCAGGAAGTCGCAGTTGAGACTCGCGACATCTCACGCACCGACGGCGCTGGTGGAGACTTCGTTCCACCTATCTACCTCATCAACGAATACGCAGAGTTCGCTCGTGCAGCTCGTGTAACTGCTGATCTCGTCACCAACATGGCTTTGCCTGCTGGAACTGACTCAATCAACATTCCTCAGATCACAACTGGTACTCTCGCAGCATTCCAGTCTGCTGATAACTCAGCCACAACAACTCGCGACATGATTTCATCAACTGTCACAGCGCCAGTTCGTACAATCTCAGGTTACGAGAATGTATCGATCCAGCTCGTTGAGCAGTCACCACTTTCAGGCGGTCTCGATCGTCTCGTCTTCGGTGATCTCATGGCTGATTACGCTCTCCAGTTGAACACCGCAGTTGTCGGTGCTGGCGATGGAACATCAGGCGCTCTCAAGGGTCTCATCACTCTTGGTTCTGATACCACAAACGGCATTCCAACAACATGGACTGAAACAACTCCATCTGCTGTCAACGGCGCAATCGCAATCGCTAAGGCGATTTCAAAGGTTGTCACAAACCGTTACAAGCAGGCTGAAGCAATCGTCATGCACCCTTCAATGTGGTACTGGTTCGCTTCACAGGTTGACGGTTCAAACCGCCCACTCGTTGTTCCAGTAACAGGTGCCTCACAGGCATTCAACGCTGCTGGTACAGTTACAAATCCAGGTGCTCCAGCAGGTCTTGTTGGAACAATCCAGGGTGTACCTGTCTTCCTAGATGCAACAATGCCAAAGAACTACGGCGCAACAACAAACTACTCACCAATCCTCGTCGGTAAGTTCTCAGATTCTTACCTCTTCGAGTCAGGCGTGAAGACTCGCGTTCTTCCTGATGTCCTCTCAGCGAACCTCACAGTTCGTTTCCAGGTCTACGGCTACGCAGCTCTTGCACACCGCTTCAACAAGTCAGTTTCTGCAATTAGCGGAACTGGAACAGTTGCTCCATCAGGTTACTAATAGCCTGAGCCTTGTCGCTGATCCTGCCTTCGGGTAGGGTCAGCGCCTCGGCGCTACACAATTCCACAGGGGGAATTTATGAAATCTTTATTCTTAGAAGGTCTTCAATCTGCTCGCGAGATAGTGCAGAACAAAGGCATCGCTCATCTTGATTCCATCATCGCTGAACTTGAGGCTGGCTCTATTGAGACAACCGCACTCAATTTGGAAGTTGAAACTCGATGAGAGCAAGAGACAAAATTTGCATTGGGATGGTCAATAACGGAACCATCGACTCACTCCTTGCGATGGATTTGATTCATGTTGCAAAGGAGAAGGATGGTCACTTCGACCACATGGTTCAGGTCGGCAATGTCGGCTTGACGACACGATCACGCAATGTCGTGGTCAAAACATTTTTAGAGACAACAGATGCCGCTTGGCTTTTGATGATCGATTCTGATGAGCGCCTCTCACTTGATACTTGGCACAAGTTGATTGACGCGGCTCACGATAAGGATCGACCAATCGTTTCAGGTTTGGTCTTTGCAGCATTCTTCGATGGTGACGATGCTCTTAGACCAGTTCCAACCATTTACACAATGGATTTGGAAAAAGGATTACAACCGATTGACGGTTATCCGGAGAATCAACTCATCGAAGTTGATGCGGTCGGAACTGGTTGTATCCTGATTCATCGAAGCGTTCTTCTCGATATGCAAAAGCAAGCCACTCCCAATCAGGGCAAGAATTGGGCATGGTTCGTCGAAGGCGCAATCGATGGAACTTACTTTGGAGAGGATTTGCTCTTTTCCAAACGCCTCAAGTCAATGGGGTACAAAATTCACGCCCACACAGGCGCGATACTCCCTCACCATAAACAGTTTTGGTTGGATGAAAGGCATCACTCACCGATGCGCGATCATGCAATCCAACAAGCCAAAGCATGAGGATTGGCTTGACCCCTGCAAGACAATCCTCATGCCCTACATCACGACCATCCATAAGGAGAAAGAACAATGGCAAGAATCTCAACTACTGAGGCCAATCAAGCGTTATCGACGACTGGATGGTCTTATGTTTCACTTCATACCGCTGATCCAGGAACAACTGGAGCTTCTGAAGTAACTGGCGGCACTTATGCTCGCGTTGCAGTTACTTGGAACGCAGCTTCAGGCGGATCAGTTTCAAATAGTGGAGCGCTTTCAATCAACCTCCCTGCATCAACAACCGCTTCTTACTTCGGAGTTTGGGGAGCATCATCTGCCGGAACTTATTACATCGGTGGAGCGCTTTCTCCATCAGTAACAACTGGAGCATCTGCTGGTGTTATCACCATCGCTTCAGGTTCTTTGACAGTCACCGCTTCCTAATTCCAAACTCTTAGGAGTCAACAATGGCAACTCCAGTTACGGCCTCGGCCAGCCTTGGCCTAACTGGGGTCGCAGCGGATGGATACAACTCGTATCAATACAACGCTGCAATAATTTACAACTACGCAACGCCCTATGAAGGCGATCCGTATCTTTCATTCCCAGTCAGCGCATCGGGTGCAATTACCCTCAGCGCCTCGGCATCTTGCTCATTCGCCTATGCTCCAACCGCATCGGGTGCAATTAGCATTTCGGGAAGCGCAACAGATTCTCTTAGCTTTGCAGTATCAGCATCGGGTGCAATCACTCTCATAGCGAGCGCAACCGTTTCGAATCCAGTCTTCACATCAACTGGTTCAGGATCGATCACTCTCACCGCTACGGCTTCAGATACCGAAACCTTCCCAGTTAGCGGTTCAGGTTTATTCGCCCTCGCCGCATCAGTAGCCAATACCCTGACCTTCCCTGATACCGCTTCCGGAAGCATTACTCTTTCCGGAACCGCAGTCACAGGAACCGTCACCGCCTCAACTGGCTCAGGTTCAATCTCGGTTGCTGGCTCGGCATCAAATGCCTTGACCTTCCCAGTTTCGGCTTCAGGAAATATCAACCTCGTAGCCACCGCAGCGGTTGTTCTCAAGTTCAATGAATCAGGTTCAGGAATTCTTTCCTTGACTGGCTCAGCCTCGGTTGTAGAGACCATTCCAACGACCGCAGGAGGCTCTCTAAGCCTTTCAGGAACCTCTTCTGATACCCTAACCTTCCCTGATGCTACAAGTGGCTCTATCAGCCTCACAGCCTCGGGAACGGTGGCTTCTCTCAAGTTCCCTGTCAGCGCTTCAGGCTCAATTACCCTCTCAGCCTCCGCGCCCGATACCGAGACCTTCCCAGTCACCGCTTCAGGCTCAATCAGCCTAGCTGGAGTCGCGAGCGAAACCCTTACATTCCCACGAACAGCAAGTGGCTCAATCACACTTACTGCATCGGGAACCGTTTCACAGCTTGCTTTCCCTGCAACTGGAACGCAAGGCTTTGATGTTTCAGCGGTCGCTAGTGAAGCTCTGACCTACCCTGTCGCAGCGCATGGAATGATGGAATTCGATTCGATCGCGATTCCACTTCATCAAACAATTCAGATTCTTCCTCGAGTCAGAATCCTTTCAACGATTCTCTCTCGACCACGAACGCTGACTTCAATAGTTTTCCGCCAGCGTTCATCAAGTTCCATTGATAAGCGCAACCGAGATGCAAATGTTTAGGAGAAACGATGATCTATGATCTAGGAGATGTTGTTCCGCTAGGAATTACCATCACAGATGCAAATGGTCTTGTTGCCAATGCGTCAACGGTTACTTGCACGATCTATCAACCTGACAACACCACCGTAACTGGAACAGTTGTCAATGCTGATACTGGTCTTTATAATTGCGACTTCACTCCAACCCAATCAGGTCTTCACAAGGTCAAGTGGCTTGCTACTGGAACAAATGCAGGCGCTTTCAGCGATGACTTCACAGTTCGCGAATTCTCAGAGATTGGCATCGTCAGCCTTGAGGAAGTCAAGCAATATCTCAATATTCCGGACTCCTTGACCACATCTGATGAAGAACTTCGTCGCTATATGGATGCCGCGAATGATCTCGCCGAGCAATATACAGGCGTAATCCTTGGTCAAAAAAGCTACACAAGCGAAGTTTATGACGGCGTGAACAATGGCGAGTTCATTCGCATTCGCAATCCAAAAGTGATTTCGATTGACTCAATCTATGAGAATGGCGCTTTGATTCCATCCTCTGCCTACTATGCCGATCCAACTGGACAGCGCATCTATCGCATTGGCTCAGATACGATCTACTCAACCAATTCTTACGGATATTGGACTTCAGGGGTCAAGAACATCGTCGTGAGTTACCGAGCAGGTTATGTGAACCCACCAATGAGCGCCAAACAAGGTGTCTTGGTCATCATCAAGCATCTTTGGGAATCTCAACGCGGTGCGATGAATGTGATGAACCGCAGCAATTCAGGCGATGAGTTCTACTCAACCGCGACTTATTCTTTGCCTCGTCGCGCTATGGAATTGCTCGATCCAACCTCTCTCCCAGGTCTTGCATAATGGCAACCTCAGCACTCCCTACATTTATCACCGCCCTCGTCACTCGGTTGAAGTCAACTTCATCCCTTGCTGGCATCCGCATCTTCGATGGCATAGAAATTGATCTCTCTTATCCAGGAGATGCCATCGCTGTCGGCCACGATGGAAACACCGAAGGCGATGACATCACCCCAGCTTCGGCTCGTCAGGAATACATTCAACTTGGCGCAATCTCCAAGTTCGAAGATGGACAAGTCACTTGCGCTCTTTGGTCATGGGATGGTGGAACTGATCTCTCAGCTCGTCGAACAAGAGCCTATGCAATCCTTGGCGATGTTGAAGTGGCGATCAGAAACGATGTCAGTTTCAATGGAATAGTTCTTTACTCAGGTTTGGAAACCCATGAGATGACCTATCGCCAAACAACCCAAGGCGCAGCAGTTGTAATTCAATTCACCGTTACCTACCGAGCAAAAATCTAGGAGCAAATCATGGCGAAGATCAAGAATGTATCACCCCTCGGTGATCTAGTTATTCCAGCGCTGAACCTCACAGTCAAGGCTGGAGAGAGTGTTGATGTTGCAGATGACGCTGCTGCATCACTTCTCGAACAAACATCCAACTGGGCGGCAGCAGACATGGCAGCCGCTTCCATCACTACCCCTGCACCGGAAGCGGTCGCAGTTCCAGCCAACTAGGAGATAAATATGGCAATCGGTTCCGGTATTGGTTCGCAACTTGGAATTGCAACCGAGACAACTTTCAACACCCCAGTAACAGTTTCACGATTCTATGAATTCACATCAGAGAATCTGAACTACAACAAGAAGACAGCAGTTGGCATGGGTCTTCGTGCTGGCGGCCAACTTCCTCGCTCACAGCGTCGCGTTGTGACAACCTCAGATGTAACTGGAGACATTAGCCTTGACTTGCCAACACGCGGTCTTGGACTTCTTATCTCACAGGCGATGGGAACAGTTCCATCAGCAACCACAGTTTCAACTGGCGTTTATTCCTACACATTCACCCTTGGCGATGTCTATGGAAAGAGCTTCACCGCTCAGGTTGGCGTTCCTCAATACAATGGAACAGTCACTCCAAAGACCGTTGCTGGAGCAAAGGTTTCATCCTTTGAGTTGGCAGTAGCGAACGCAGGAATCGCGACAGGAAAGTTCAACATCGATGGTGCATCAATCACCACCGGAATTTCCCTTGCAACCGCTTCTTACTCTGCAACCACCAACATCTTCAACTTCGCTCAAGGTGCAATCACTCTTGACGGAACATCGATCGCCAACATCCGCGACTTCTCGGTTACAGTTGACAACACTCTCAAGGGAGATCGTTACAATCTCGGTTCTTCAGGAATCAAGGCTGAACAGTTGATCAACGGCTTCCGCAAGATCAGCGGAAAGATCACCGCCGAATTCACAGACACCACCCTCTTCGGTAAGGTTCTCAGCGATGCGAACTCAGCGATCGTTCTCACTTTCACAGGTGCGACAATCGCTTCGACTTACAAAGAGACTCTTAGCATTACAATTTCCGCTGCTAAGTTCAACGCCGATACTCCAAAGGTAACTAGCCCAGGAGTCATCGACTTGAGCATGGACTTTGAAGCGTATGACAATGGAACAGATGCTCCATTGACCATCGTTTATCAGACAGCAGATTCAGCTCTCTAAGGAGAAAAAATGGCCGACGAATTCACGATCGATTCTGCTGAATTCAAGGCTTTCTATAAGGCGATGACCAAGGTTGATCCCGAGGTCAAGAAGTCAATTCGCAAACGCTTGATGGATGCCGCGAAACCTATCGTGGAGGAAGTCAAGCAAGCGGAATTGAACATTCCAGCATCGCGTGAGGCAGGTGGAACTCGAAAGAAAAAGGGCGCAACCCTCGGACTTCGAGCTTCACTTGCCAACGCGACAAAGGCAGATTTCAACGGAACCAGCAAAGGCGCGGCGGTTCACATTAGAGTTTCCACAACCAAGTTCATGAGCGCATCAGGTCGCCCTAGAACTTTGCCTTATTATGTCGAAGGCCGTCGCAAGCGAGCGTGGCGACATCCTGTCTTTGGCAATCGTGAAGTTTGGGTGGCACAATCAGGGCATCCATTCCTCGCGCCAACAGTATTGAAGCACAAAGAGAAGTTTGCAAAAGAAGTCACCGACGCGGTTATGGATGCGTTGCAAGCAGTCACTCCAATCAAATAGAAACAGGGAATCATGCCATTACTTATCAGGGGAGAAGCCTTCCCATTACCATCAGAGAATAACAATCCAGCGCCAACTGGTCGCGAGATTATCGCCATCGAAGAGGCTTTCGGCCTTGATGGTTTGGCTTTGCTCGGAACTTTGGCTGACGACAAGCCACACGCAAATCCTGCATATTCCAAGATCAAGGCTCTTTATTCCTTGGCGTGGATCAGCATGACTCGCGCTGGAAAGATCGTCTCCATCGATGATGTCTTGAACACTTATTCCATCGACGAGATTCGCCCGGTGGATGATGAAAAAAAATCGCCAACCGCCGAAAACTAATTAGAGGCGGCGCTAGAAAAAGAATTCGGGATCACATTCCCTTGCTTTGCCACACTTATCCAGGGTTGACACCCTTCAATGTGTGGGATGTTGAAATGGACATTCTCAATCAAATGATCGATCAGGCAATCGCCTTGAATCGTTCCGAAGACTAGGAGGCGAAAATGGCGAACGATACCTCGCTAACATATAGTCTTTACGGAAAAGATGTCTCAGCATCCAAGGCTTTACAGAATATCGGCAAAGAAGCTGAGAATACTGGCGGTCACTTCTCCAAAATCAAAGACATCGCGGCAGGTGTTTTCTCAGGTCAAATGCTTGAGAAGGCTGGCAC